CTAGCTTGTTTGTGTTATCGGTTCGAGTCTTCCCTTCAACTTCTCACTATCCTCCCCATGACCAGCAATATCATTCGCTTGCACTGGTGTTTTGGTACTTGCTCGTCCTGGTGCTACACCGCTGTGTGTATGCGTTGCTAAAGTGTCGGCCAATTCTTTAACCACCTGCATTAACTCCGATAACAGAATCAACACGTTCTCTTGCTTAGAGCCTATCCAAGTCTTAGGTGATTGCAGCCATTGGTGCTCAGCGGCAATACTTCGGCGAAATTTTCCGATGGTCTCAATCAGTTCGCCAGCGGTAGCCGTTTGCATGTTACCCAAGCTTCCTAACACCAGATCATCTCCTGACAACAAATTAATAGCGCCAAGCACTTCAATAAGCTTCTTACCATTCACTTCTTCAGTACTGTGCTCATTTACAAAAAGCTGATGCTGGCCAAACTCACCTTTATACCGTTCAAATTGGTCTAACTTACCAAACGCTCTCTGATTTTGAGTTTGGTCAGTCTGCAGTGTTGTATTTCCTGCGGCATCGACTCGATAACTCACTTCTTCACGTTGCTGTTGTAGTTGTTCACCAGGCTCTATTGAGGGAAGCGCATATTCACGTCCATAAACGCCACGTATGATGGGTCTATCGCTTCGACCATAAGCGAAAGCAATTTCAACCAATGTCCCTTCTAATGGATACGCTAACAATCCGGACTCATGTCCGCTCATGTTAACTGGCAGTGGAATCGAGCGATAAACTGGTACGTTACTATCTGGTTGCAAATTCTCATCTAGAACTTGCACATCAACAGAGAGTCGTGGCCGAAATGGATCAGATACTTTACCCACCGTCGCACTGTCTCTGACCGATTCGACTCGCCCGAACTTTGGCAAGTGAAAGCCCGCAGCTAATTCAGGAAAATGCTGTAGTGTTTCTCGCTTTTTAGGTATGACTTCAGTCTGCTCAGCTTTCCAATACGCCGTCATATCATCCTGTATTAAGTCAACCCGATTAACTCGCTTACCATTCACAACACGACCTGGTCTAAGCATAGGAAACGGAACAAAGGTGACACTGTTACCATTTTGACGACTCGTAAACTCTTCAGGTAGTGGCATTGGTTTGTCGTTGAAATGGCTATCTTGATAGGAGCCAAAGTAAACTACCTGGTCAGTATGTTGAAACCAAACACAGTCAGGAATAGAAAAAGCCTTAGCGACCTGATCTAAACATTGATAACCCGTTCCCTGGCAAACAAAGTTTGGGATCGCGGTCTTCATGTATTCTTTATTAGGTAGATTAAACTCGAGACCAGTAAGGTGAGAGAGCTCATCAATAACCTGCTCGGCATTTGGATGCTCTAAACTGAGAGACCAACGTTTACTCAAAATACCTGTCAGTTCTTTTACTGTGATTTTTTGGTAGCCATTGACTGTAGATTGGATTTTATCAACATAGCCCTCAAACCAAGGCGACGTTTTGTTTTCATATCCAATATCAAAACGCACTGGCTCGAATAATTTCAGGGGTTGAGTTGCTTCAATTTCAAAGATGGCCACACTACCTAAAGAAAGCTTTAAGCTCACCATGTTACTTGCCAATTTGACTTCTTCGCCGCTTATATACAAACGCTTCTCTAACTTCATTGAGTCGCCTCCTCTGCGGTGATGAGAGCCTGTTTTAACCGAGTATTCTCTCGCTGCTCTGGCTTGCTTTGCGCTTTAATCCGCTGCTCTTTTTGCTCGGCGACACTGTTGTACTCCCGAAGCTCAAAGGAAACATTCCAAGCCTGTAGAGTTTCATGTTCTCTTGCTTGAATACGCCCAGTGAACTTCACATTGCGAATTTTAAGTGCGAGCGCAATGTCATTGCCGATTCGATAAATACGTCTAGCATTCGCCTCATCTTTGTCCGAAGCAAACGCATAAAGTTGGGTCAGTGTGTCTATACGAATGAATGGAACACGACCACTAAAGGTAAGCTTTTTGCCTTTGTCACCTTGCTCTGCCACATCGGTACCAGAAGACTGCCCACTCATGTCCTGGTCTTTAAACTCCATGGACACTTCAACGGTCATCGAGTCTAAGTTAATTGGCACACCATCTAGAGCTAGCATAATAGCTCCTCAAAAAACGTCATAGGTTCATAGCTAAGCAATAAGCTTGCTAATGTAAATTGATGATTGTTGGGCGTTCCCGCTTGATTCAATCGTGTCGCTATACTTTCCGCATTGCCCTCCACGGAGAACGCATAGATACTTCCTTTCAAGTTCTTCAGGGCGTTGAGCTGAGCCTTGATTTCTTCCATCTTTTTATTGCGTTTCGCTGCTAGTAACTGCAACTTGTCAATTACGTGATGGTCATCGTCTGCTAATGACTCTAGCGTAGCTACTTGGGCACCTTGCCAATGTAAAGCATCATGTAATGGGCTAGCGTTGAGTAAAGCCATCGGCTTAAAGCGTGGTAGAGCGATCGCTGCAGGTTGATGGAACTTATCAACGTCATTGGTATTTAAAGCATGACTTTGCCTAGCTACTTGGCACCACTCAGGCATTGGAAACAATGATGTAAGCTCAATGAGCTGCCGAGAGAATTGATTCAATTGAGAGGCCGTTACCATTATCGCAATACCGTGAAGATGGCCATTTGGTCGGTACCTATCAGCGTAATCCCGCAGCTTATTAGATAACGTTTTAATTGCAGTACTAGGATTGAGGTAACACCCCGAGTCCAAACGGGTCCCCACTTGAAACTGATATGGCGACACTGTAAGTACTGTTCCTGAGACAAGTAAGGATTGAAGCTCATTACGCAGCTTAAGCAAAGTGCTCGCCTCTTCACTTAAAGAGTGACGCCCGTAATTGGCGTCACTTGTATGGTTGGTTAACCGGTTAATCGCCTCATTCATTGCGGCGCCGACTGCATCTGTCACTGACTCAGCCTTGGTTTGAATGTTCTGCGAGTAACTTGGCCAATTTAATTGGGAAAGCAGCCACATCATAAACTATCTTCACTCATCAAAGAGTTATTAGTAGGTCGTTGAGGCCTCTCCACCATTGAAACAACATTATCTTTCACGTAATTACGCAGATCTCGACGGTAGACTCTCCATTGCTCTATAGTTGCGCTTGCACGTGCGTCCGCATCTTCATGTAGTACTATCTGCCTATCTGCAAATAGCATTTCTTGTTCTACCCATAAATTTTCTTTCTCTGCAAAAACCTGAGCTTCTTCGTTAGGTGTATATTGGGGCTCTATATAACTTGAAATAGAGCCAAACTCCCCCTCTAGTGCTCTTCGATGCGCATCACGGCCATACTCCATGCAATCATTAGGGGACATAATAAAATCAACCCACTGTTGGCCAAATTTTGGGACACATTGCACCTGAGCGTGAATTGTCGTCTTATCGTGCGACGTATATTGTAAATTTCTTGCTGTTGTTATTTTCATCATAGTATTCGCTCATAATCCGCTGTAGCAGAAGCTGAAAGAGAGACAACCCCTCCTCTTTTCGCCCAAGTACCCGCTAATACTCTACCTTTCCCACCTCTAGGGTTTTGGTCACACCAGAAAATATTACCTCCCCATTGCGCATCCGTATTTATAGCCAATACAGCACGTGAGTTAACCTTTGTGTGAATAGTTGAAAATGCTTTCAACACTGTCCCAATCGGATAGTCCAGGTGATTAGGGTTGGTGCCCGTATAGACCTTAGGAGGGATTGAGTCACCGATATTCACTTTTTTATTCAGAGCGTTTTGTAATCCTGACACCGTAGAAATAGCTTGAGTGCCCGTGTGGTTAGCTCGGTTCTTTAAATGTGCGTCTGTTTGATTTTTCGTAGCTTGAGTGGCGACTCCATCGAGCTTTTTCTTATCTGCTGCCGTCATTACCCCGGCATGAGATGTCGTCACCGCACTTAAAACCGCATCTTTACCCGTAGAACTCTTGATCGTTTGAGTTGTAGCGTTGCGAGATGCCGTCAAGTTAGTTGCGATATTCGCTTGCGCTCCAGCTTGTATGCCATCCAGCTTCTTCTTATCTGCTGCGGTCATCACCCCGGCGCTCGATGTTGTTGCGGCACTTAAAGTGGCATCTTTACCCGTAGAGCTATTAACCGTTTGAGAATTGGCGTTGCGAGACACGCTCAAGTCAGTTGCTACATTGACTTGAGCCCCACTCTGAATCCCGTCTAATTTTTTCTTATCGCTTGCACTCATCCAACCGGAGGCTGTTTTAGTGGCATTCTTAACATTCTTGTTGATGTATGACGCGACAGACTGAAAGACTCGTTTTGCACTCCATAGGCTACGGTATTCATCCTCACCAGCTTCAGCTTGTTGCTGAGTGATAACATCCCACACGCGCCAATCAGTGACATTGCCATGGGAGTCAATGCCAGCAAGTCGGGCGATGTAATGCTGTTGACCGTTTTCATCAACGTAATTACTGAGTTCTGTTTTTGAGCTTCTTACTGTCGCTATGTTTTCCCAACGAGAGAGTGCGCTGCCTTGGCGTACCACATCTAAGTACAAGCCACATGGGATGCCGTCACTGGCCACCACCTCTTTTTTTGACAGCTCTACACGTAACCCTGAGACATAAACAACTCCGGGACTAACAACAAACGTGTTTGACTTTCCTTTAGCGACGACCGAGCAGCCACGAACAAAGGCCGAATGGCCATAATGGTCGAGATTCGCCAAACGTAAATCATCATCAATGCCGATTAAGCGCCCATGAAAATCTATCTGCCAAGTTCCTGGATCAACATGAATATTTGCTATCGCTGCAGCGCCACTGTACTCCTGCGCGACGGACTTAATAGTGGTCATGTTTTCTTCTTTAGTTTCCGTGTTCTTATACACGATCAAGCCACAGGAGTTCTCAACATGCTTGTCATGGAGGTAAATCGCATTGAACTTAAAACTCGGTGTGGTTGACTGAAGAATGACGGAATACACTAACGTATTACTATTAAGTCGCGCAGCCTGGTCCACTTTTTGACGATGCACGATATACGCTTCACTAGGCAGACCTAGGGCACGGTCAATCGGTGATTCAGCGTCTAAGTTAGGAATATGAGCAAACACAAACTCGTTCATGTCTGTCGTACTACCCGCTGTAATTTTATCCACTAAATAGCGCTCAAACTGAGCAGGGATAATGGTTTGGCTCATACTGTATTATTCCTCTAGTTTTGCACTAAATAGCTGCTGACTTTGGCTGAAACAGGCCGTACGAATGTGCACCTGAATGGGATAAACAACTTCAAATCGATATCGACGGCAAGTTCTCCCATACTGCTCTATGAGCACTTGAACCAACTTGCTGTTTTGCGAGATATCGCCATCACTTAGCTCAATAGTACAAACGTCCCACTGAACTTCGCTTTGACGCTCTTTGAACTTAACGATGCCAATGCCTAGCCTTTCAAAAATCCGCTTAAAACCCGCTACGCTACCTGCGTCTTTGGCGTTCACTTCTGCGTATTTCACTCGCTTTCGAAACAGTGAAAGTGGCTCACTCTCAAACCTTTTGATATCTCTATCCCATGCCATTAATTCCAATGCTTTTTCGTTACAGGTCAACGCATCCATTTGGCGAAGCGGAAATAGCAGACTGCTCCAAACTATCTGGAAGAATGAAAAAACGCCTTTAGATAAAAAGTGAGGTTCTTTGACTTCATCCGCCGTCGTTCTTCCGTCCTGCCACCATGGGATCACAATTTCTGGTAAGCGAGGGGAATGTCGGCTTTGGTCGTAATTTCGAGACTCAGACATCCACGAGTTCCTTAACTGTGAGTGATTTCAAGCGAGGCTGTTCTAGCTTGCTGATAATGTCTTTTTGGACTTTTCCGTCTACGGTAAACCTTACCGATTCAACTTCCGTCATGTTGGTATGTATCTCAGTACCAAGCAAAGATAAGCTAAAGCGATGCTCAGGTTTCGCGCGTGTCATTTCTGGATAAGCTGCTGTTTCTCGAAAAGCCGCTCTAATCCTCTCTTCCACTTCAAGAAGTTCATTCACTTTGGTGGCGCTGTCTAAGTTCTCAGCTAAGACGACATCCGCCGTGATCTCATGTTTCGTATCGGGAATGGCTTTACAGGTAAGTACATCACCGTGACCGTGATGCCCTTTAGACATTATATGGTCATTTAGCTGTTCAAGAACGGTTAGCGGGGTTGGCCCCACTTCCATCAAAATCAATGCTTCTGCTGAACCAGGGGTTATGTCCCCTGTATTTCTAAAATAGATGTTATCACTTCGGATCCCCGCTACGCTGGCGATGATAGAGCGATACACATCATCGATGTGCCATTCACCAGAGCTAGTAAAGGCATTTTGAATACGAAGCGCTAACTCTTCATCAGTCTCTGCGTCAGCACCGAGTACAGAGAGCCAGTCAGGTTCATTCACCGCATCAACAATGCCCGGTATCGCTTCAGGAATAATGTTGAAATACCCCGCCGGCAAGTTAAATGCGGAGCCCGCTTCAAGTGCTTCGACAAGCACCTTACCCTTTAAGTGACCAGCCTCGATGATTCCAGGCTCAATAACTTGAACTTTATACATAACGCCATCTATAGGTAGCGTTTGAATAACCGCCCCTTTCTCAATCGTCACCGCATCAGCAGCATTTGCTTTAGTTAGTGTGATGTAGCCTTGTGCTCTTTGAGCTACTTTCGGCGCGATATTGTGCTCCCATGCTTTTAGGTCCAGAGCCCAACGCTCAGCGGTTGCCACGAACATATTGGGCATAACGTGCTGAGCCAATAGATGTCTAATCAGCCAAACACATGGCGTGACCACTGCAGCGCGAACCCAACGCCAAAACGGTGACATTTCGGAGTCATTCGAAACCTTACTACCAGCCCCCACGACTTCTTGTTTTAGTTTGGTTTCAAAGTCCTTTTCGGTAACTGGAACACCCGATTCACTTAGCACCTGAACAAAATCCGTACTTGGTCGTTTACTCATACTTTCACCTCAAGTTCCCCATATTCATAAGCCTTAGCGGTTAAGGTGATATCACCAGTTTCTGTTTCTCTTGCTGTCGCTGAACCCGGTACCACTCTTACATCTCTCTCAGCAAGTTGCTCAATTTGCACCATTACATCAGCGCGTAACGCTGGGTTTCTCTCTGCAACCAATTGGCGAGCCAATCCTGATTCCATGATCGCGTGCTTAATGTCCTGCGCGATGCTGTATAAATCACTGCACTCTTTAGGCTGTTGGCCTGCGTCCATATCCCAGCCACCCTCGACCACTTTGATATCGTTGTAGCGCTTGCGTTCTGTTAAGTCGTTACCCCACATTGAGCTCATCCCACTCGGCTAATTGGTCTGGTGTTATTCCGTTAGGGGCAGTGATATACACGTCGCCAAAAGAGCTAACTCGACTAGCATCACTGTGATTGGTTGTTTTCATATTGTTCACCACTTGAGGAGGCAATCGTGGCTCGTTGCTCTTCCCTTTATATTCGATAAACGGTTGAGGCGATTGAGTATCTAGATTTGGAGCTTCAACGTTGATGCTTGGCTGAGAAATAACCTGGCTTTCTGCAATTTTGAACGGCGCCATTTGCTCTGGCTTATATCCATAAACGTCTTGGTTCGTCGCTATCGCAGACTCGTAACTCATTTGAGGTTGAAGTAGTTCTAATTGCTTAACTTCTGACGCATCACCCGGAGTTAGGTTCTGTGATATAGGAGTACTGTGTTCAGATTGGACGGCCGTTGCCATCTCTGGCGTTTCCATTTGGCTCCCCAGTTCAATATCAACACCTGGGATCATATTGAGTAAATCAACGAGCCCTTCGATAGCATGAGCAATAACATCAAACCAAGCCGTATCTTTAAACGCGGAGGTTAAGTCGTCCCACCAATAGATTGCCGCAGCAATACCACCTATAAGCAGCGCTATACCAGCGACAACCCAAGTTAACGGGTTGGCCCAAAGCGCGGCGTTAAATAGCCATGCAGCAGCAGTACTCGCTAGCGTACTAATACGCAGTAGTTTCATGATGCTATTTAAACTCGTCATGGTAACCGTCCAACCAGCAGACATCATTTGCCCGATACCCATGGCAAGCGACAACGTTGCAATCACCCCGCCAAGAGACAGGCCTGCGATGGCGACATAGCCAAGAATTTCAGCAAGCCAAGGAAATTGGTCCGTCCAACCAACAAGCACCATTAAGCCGTCAGCCATGGTGCCTACAACCGAATTGATTGAAGGAAGAATCGCACCAAATACCGCTGCACGAACCGCAAACCATGCCGCTTCTAACCGTTCCCACTGATCTGTCATAGTGCTGGCCATTTGCTCGGCCTTCGACATTCCCTCGATTTGACCAAGTTGGTCAATACTGCCTGCGAGTCCTTCGGTATCAGCCATTAATAACTTAATCATGCTAACGGCTTCTTCTGAGCCGAATGCCTTTTTCAAATCAGCCGCTTCAGCAACACTTAAGGTGTCACCATATTTACCTTTCAATTGTTCAAGAATATCTAGCACAGGCAGCATCTGACCTTGGCTATCGGTAAACGACAAATTGAGCTTATCTTGAGCGTTGGCCACACCCGCTAAGAATGCTTTGTATTTGGTACCCGCTTCGCTGCCACTCATAGTTGATTGAAGAGTGCCTAAAATCGCCATCTGCTCTTCGATAGCAACTCCTGCACTGGTCGCATTCGCTCCGATGCTAGTAAAAGCACTACTCATGCCTGCGCCTGTAGTCTTAAACATTTCAACAGACTGCGCAGTCATGCCGGCAATTTGTTTGGACCAAATACCAACCCCAATTTCATCAGCTTGATTTTTGAAAACACCATACATGGTGCCCATATAATCCGTAATGGTTGCAGTATCAGCCTTAGTCGCAGCGGCTAAAACGGCAGAGCTTTTGGTGATTTCAGAAAGGCTATCTCCATCAATATCACCAAATGCTGACTTGATATCATATGAGGCGCCGACAATATCTGTGGCGGACTTCCCGTACTGTGCCGATGTCCAAAGTGCGGTCTTTGAAAGCTTCGTGAGATCCTCATCCAGAACCCCTAACGACTTCACTTCGCCTAGCTTTCTATCCATTTCAATCGCTGGCATCAGCGCATTTTGAATAGCAAAGCCCGTGGCGACTAAACCCGCACCACCTGCCGCCATGTTTTGCATGCCTTGCTTACCAGCATCCATCGAAGCTTGTACTTCTTTAGTAATCCCCTGCAGCGGCTTGGTGACTTGATCAACCAACGCTATGTGCATCAACAGTTTTTCCATGCTCATCGCGTAATACTCACTCGCTCTTTATGTCTGTTAATGACTAAACAGTCGGCTGATAGCACTCATTACCGCTCTTTCTTCGCGTTCGAACTGATGTTTGTCCAGCCAGATAGCGCGACTTAAACTTCTTTCGTCGTCTGGTTCACTCGGCAAAAAATGACGACGAAGGGCAAAGGCTTGTTCCAAAGGATTATCTTCAATCCGCTTTGCCCTATTTGTTATTTTTTTTAGTGTGATTTCGATACCACCTTTAGAAGCGTTACTGACCGTGGCATAAAGCTCGATAGTTAAGCCAGGAACGCTATCAAGTAACTCAGTGAGCTCATCTTTTTGCTCTGGGTTCACGGTACGCGTTAAGTACGTATAGGCAGGCGCGACTTTGTTGTTAGGCATCATGTCATTGGTATAGTTATTTGCATCCTGTACCGTTGGCGTAAATACGAAGTCAGTGCCACCGATAGCGACTACGACAGGTTTTGATGTAAAGGTAGGTTTAGTCATTTTTACTTCTCTTCTTGTTTTCGTGCTTAGCACGCCATTGCAAATAATCTTCAATCTGGTTATCACACTCAGTCAGTGCGTTTTTCAGCTTGGGAATGTCGTCGGTAACCACTTCTGGCCATGTCCCTTGAACTTGTGGTTTTGAACAGGGCACCAACATTCCAGCAGGTGGCAATTTCATGAACACCTGCGTTGCGACGGTTTCAGTAGGGGTCGCGCAGGCGGTCAGTAACAGTGGCAGGGATATGGCACTGAACGTTTGCCAGCTCTGTTTTAAGTGCTGCCAGGTCTGCATTGAGTTTTTCCTCTGCTGCTATGTGTTGCCGTTGCCGCTGAACTAACATGTTGTTAGCTTGCTCACTTTCACCCTTCAAAAATTCAATGGTGGTTAAGTTGATTTGGTTGTCTGCTTCTGCCTTGGTGAGCTGTTCACTTAATGTGGTTTTCTCTGCTTTGACGGTATGAAGCTGCAGCTTCAGCACCGCGATGGTCGTCACCAACACCGCAATACCAATCCACTTAATCCATTTCCATGCAGCGATCACGTTCTAATCCTCTTCGAGTGACGAGTCCTTTAAGTACAACGCCCTGACTCTTTACCCACTCCGTAATGTGACCGCAGGCTTTGGGATAATTGCCATGTTTGATTGCTGCGTAAATCCGAGTGTCAGAGCCGTCCTTATTTTTGCGAAACTTGGTACACCCGAAGTTGAAAACAAAGCTGGTAAATGCGTCAAATTGACCCGTGCTCATTTGCGCTCCTGAAATCCTTTCTGCATTGGTCACACATCGTTCGGCCGATTGAATATTTTTCACCCAGTCGATCGCGACTTGCTCCAATGTGATTGGCGTATCTGGCACACCATGAGTATTCCCAATCCCATTCGTAGGAATACCTCCCGGACAAACGTAAGGGTTCTGCCGGCATCCCTCTGCATCACCAATCAACTTCAGTCCTTTAGGGGTGATGCGCAGCGTTCCTAAGTCTCGTTCCGATACCACAACTTGCCCAATGGGCTGCGTCAATTCTGGTCCATAAACAGCCGTACCACCTGTTACCAAGCCGATCACAGCGACTACAGAACAAATGATCCGCTTAGTCAGTTTCACTCAGTGCTACTCCTTTTTCGCTAGCAATACGTTGCATTGCTCGCTTGTGCCAATAGTTCAATCCCAGTGCTGCAAGGCCAATCACTAGTGATAAAATGAAATACCACTGCTCAAATGTCAGCTTGCTGAAAGTCATTCCTGCCAATGAAACAAGGTAAGCAACTCCACTGGTTAATTTGTCGAACCAATCTTTCATATCGTTACTCCAACTTAGCCTGGCAAGGTGCGCAAAACTGGCATCCCGCTATAGCTATCTGACGCCCTTCAGGGATAGGGTCACCACATTCAAGGCATTCTTTTGCACTCTCTTGTTCGCTTGTCTGCATAGACTGTTTAAGCTGGTTTGCGATTGCCATTTCAGTAAACTTGGTTTCGTTACTACTAGCATGGTCGATAAAGTCAGGCATTCGTTCTCTCTCTGATAGGCTTAAAGCAAACCGCGGGTATCATCATTACTTAGGTATGAGATGCCATTAATGCGAACAAAGTGAGGGCTCGTCACAAAGCCTTTAAGCTTGCGCTTGGTTTTATCACTGCTGTTTGGATCAACACTAAGTAAATCTGAGATTTGAAGCTTCACACCAAACAGCTCTACTTTGTCTTCATCATCGCCAGTATTTGCATAGAACATACAGTCGTGTGGCTTAATACCGCGCCAACTGCCAGCTTCGCGAGCTTTTTGTTGAAGCTTACGGAAGTTGTTCAAGTCCAGCTCATACTCAACATCACAACTCACAGCTCCATGAGTAAATCCAGTGGGAATGCCGCGCTCTTTATCAACAGCAGACTCATCATTGATGGTTGCTGTAGCCGACTCCACATGAACCAAAACCCCCAGCATGTTTATGTCGAAGCTTCGCCCTGTATAACGAGAATTCATTGTTTACTCCCCTAGTCGTTGATTGAGCATGATGCCGATGGTGATTTTCACTGGGCACTCGTAAGGTGTCACAGCGAGTAGAATTTCAACTTCTTCACTATTAACCCATGTAATGGTGATGTCATCGTCTTGAGGTGGTTTGATTTCACCAGGGAACTCGTAATCACCAATTTTTTTCACTACCGCCATTTCACGGAGGTCTTGAGTGAAATACAGCTTTGCGCTGGCTTCACTGCCTGGTGTGGAATTGAACTCTCGATCAGCAATTCGTGCGATTGCTCGTACCCGTACTTTACGTGCAGCTTTCATGGCGACGCGAATGTGACGAATATCTTGATAATCACCACCAGGGACATCTAGCGTACGTCCAGTTGTCCAATATTGCCCCGGATAGTCCGGATACCACATCGGTACAGCGATTCGAGCAGCTTCTAGTGCTTTAAGTGTTGCTAGCTCTAATGGCTTTCCATCCTTATCTTTTGCTAATGCCATACTGCCCAGAATGCTGCCTGTTTTTACTCGTGCCGGTGAGTCAGCAATAGATACTTCTTGATTGGCCAACCGACCTGCATAAATGCCAACTGTAGAGTTTCCTTCGTGTACTTGTGGCACTACGGTGATGTATTCACTTGCAATGCTCTTTGGCACATTCACCGTTTGCGCTAACCATTCGGCCCATGTTTCACCGTCCTCGGAATCATTAATTCCAGGTAAGGAACAGATCATGAAAACTTCTCGGCCAAGCTTGGCTTTAAGTTCATGGCGAAATGCGACTGCATCTTCAAGAGTGGACGCTCCAGTATTTGGCTTATCCAACACAACAGCTTCAAAGCTTGATGTCTCATTGGCTTTAAAAACCGCAGCCTGCCAACTATCTGATGGGTTTAAAACGATCACACCGGCAGTCCAGTTCTGTTTCCCATTTAACTGAGCAGCTTTTAGCGTGAGTATGTGTATAGGGTCGATGTTATCGAATGTGTTGTCTGAAAAATCCGTGGTGTTATCCACCATAATTAGGTTGCGCTCTGTTCCTGCAACTGTGCCGTACACAACAAACAGAAAGTGAAATTCAACGCCCGGGATCGGTCCGCGCATCATGTTCAGAATGTTAATAATGACGGTAGGCCATGCCATGTTTAGTTGCTCCTATTTCGATTCATTTCCCGCTTGATAATCATTGCTGCCCGTTTCGGACTAATGCCTATCAATCGGCGTTCTGGGCGATCTACTTCCCACTTACGTGATGGCGTTTTATTTTCCAGATCACTAATCAGTTTTGCGGCTTCAGCGACGGTCATATTCTGAGTAATGAATTTGAGCGTTGGCTTTTTGCCTCTCTTCTGCCTGCCTTGGGGCGGAAGTCTGTAACCTAAATCGCGTAACTCTTTTGCTTGCTCTCTCGTTGCCGGGTCGGTTTTCTTTGGTTCTTTCGCTTTCTTGGCTTGCTTGAATCGCTGCTGCAATCCGCTTTCCTCTGCTTCACCGGTATGGTGAGCCAGTGCAACGGTTCCTCGTCTTGATGGCCAACCAACAACCAAAACCCGGTTATTGTCTTTTTGAAAATGCTTTAGCTTCTTAGTGAAACCTTTAAGCATTTTTCGCCTGCCGTTTTTGCGCTTTGACCACGCTTTACCGTCTGGGTCACGCTGTGCTCGAATGTTTTTTTTGGTCGTTTTGGTGATGTATTTACCAAGCTCTTTCAGCACTCGGGCTCTGGCTTTTTTCTCAAGCTTTAGCAGCTCGAATTGCTCTTTAACTCGCAAATAACTGCGCTTATCGGCCCGTATCTCATACATTGCGGAGAACTACATTTGATAGCCTTTCCGCCTGCCAAATCTCGTACTCTTCAATCTTCCAGCGTTGACCATTCCAATAAATTGGCCCGTCTGGGTCTGCAGCCACTTTGACGGGTTCTTCAAACATGACTGAGACCAATACTTCGGCGTTTTTCTCATCTTCCAGTACTACGTCTACGTCTGGGTCGTCTAAGTCTTCGATGCGGAAACGGTCAGAATCGTTGTCCATCAACCACGCCCCAACATTGGCGAACAGCACCGCTGGGTCGTATTCTTTGAAAGGGAATTTGTCGAAGTAGAAGTCAGCAACATAACGCTGATACAGCAGGTCAAAACCATGGCCCATGTGCTTGGTTTCTAGTTTCAACTCAACCTTGCCCATTTCACATTCCATGCGCTTGGCTATCTTGTCGCCCACAACGCTGATTAAAAATGCATTTAGATCACGCAGCTTGTAGCCTGCTTGGTATTGCGTTCTCATAGCAAATCCACCGATGAACGGTTCAGCCCTTTCATATTTCGAATAATGCGCTGGCTTTCTGAAAGTAATTCAGTGCGCACCTCTACGCTTCTGTCTGCGATGTGATCGCCCTTGTCCTTGGTATGAACAGTTGCAATGTCCGGCAGCAAATCAGCTTTGGCTCTCGCAAATACTGCTGATTCGTATTGATATACAACACGGTTTTTATCATTCATTTTCGGAAATGTAGGAACATTGCCAGCAGTTGCATGCCCCTCTTCCCGATACTTAGCTTTTAAGTCTTCGAGTTGCTGATTCACTTCCGAAACCGCATTAACTAGAGCGATAGCAATACGTTCTGAGTCTTGAGCAGCAGGAATACCGCGACGCTTTTCAAAATCACCGGCATTGATGTTCGGCCAAAAACCGTCATTGGTGATTTCTGTCGCTTGATAATCCGAACCGGAAGATCCCGTAAACATCGTTATTCCTCTTTTAATAAGTGAGCCTCTAGCCACTGGGTCGACGGTATTGAGTTAGCCTATTGGCACTCTTACCTCACCAGCCGAGGCTCGGCGGCGTAGGAGCTGTTACAAGTTTTTGTTGTCTTTAATCGCTCGAATACGTTGTTCTACCTGACCAATTTTGGTTTTCACCCCAATTTTGGCGTACTTCTCATGAGCACACTGCAGTAGCAACAAGGCCTTTTCCAAGGTATCTAAACAACCGATAGACGTCGGTTGCGGTTGTCCTTCTTCATTTCGAAGTAAGTGCAACCCAGCAAATCGATACCACTTGGCATGCACTTCTTCGTGTAGTCGTCATTCGCTCTCAACCTTTTCAAAAACCGCGCTGAAATAAGGCTCGATAGAATGTCCTCTGCCAGACTCTTTTTCCGCCCAAGCTAAAACTTCATCGGCGCACACGGTTGGCCAGTCACGTCGGAAGTTATCTGGTGTAGGTAAATCAAGCGCTATGGCTTTCAAGCACCAATCAATCGCGGTTTCCATGTCGTTGACATCGAACAACCAGATAACCATATTGGTGAAAATTGGGTTCTCGAATACCTCGCCTTTTGCTAGGTAAGCTTCCACGTACGGTTTGTACTTGGGCACCAAAACATCACGCTTATGTTTCACCTTGTCTTCGATAGCATTGAGCTGTTTTAGATACTTGCGGTCTTCTTCAAAATCGATCAGCTTGATGTGCAGGCTTTCGGTATTTGCACTAGCACTCAACTTCGATGCAGAATGACTGACTTGATTTTCTAGAAGCTGACGACGCTGCCTTGCTAAAGGGCTAGCCATTCATCACCTCTGCAGTAGCTGATTCGACGACTGAAACAGATTCGATAGCCGCGAACTTTTTAAGATTTCCCACAGCGTAACCTTCCATACGAATATGGTTAGATTCATAACGTAGCTCATCGTCATTGTTTTTCTGGCGACGCTGCTGTGTGTTTGCTTGGGTAAGAACTTGTAGGTTCTTGGTATTGGTAACCCATACTTGGTCAGCAGGGAAGAACGGAGGCGTATAAGCTTTTTTGCCTGCAATAGTTTTTGCAAGAGCTTGCGCCGCTTTATGTTCTGTCGGAGAATTTGCCGCTTCTAGCAAGCGATGTTGTTCAGCCGCAACCAAATCAGAGCCGACCAACACGACAAGATCGGGGTCTTGGCGATGCTCTGGAGCAATCGTCGTGTTGATTAAGTCTTGAACCAACGAATCAAGGTTTTTGTATGAATCAGTCGCAGTGCCTGTTGGGTCAAGCTTTGCTGATGCGAGTACCTGGCTAGCTCTCTTCTCTTTAACAATCGTGAGCCAGCCTTTATTTACATCCTGGCCTAATGGATTTTTAATCGGGTCCGTATTAGTTGCGATAGACGTACCGTTAAAACCGACACGAAGAATATCCAGTGCAAACACTCGAGAAATAGCGTTTAGCATTAGTTTAAGCCATTCGCCTTTCTTCCCAGAGTTTGTCCATTGGGTCATGGTCTCCCAAAGAATATGAGCACCAGAGTCCGTTTTAGTCAGTTCGTAGGTATTACCACTTTGACCCATTTCACGACTGAAACGGCCTGATGACGTACGACCTGTAGAAAGGCCATCATTACCAACATCTACCACTTGACCTTTAATCTGTTGCACTGGAAGAAGAGAGATCATGTTTAAGAATTCATGAGACTCTAGAATTGCCTGACGTAGAGCAGTTTCCATCGGTGGTGTGATGTTAAACGTGCCATATGGGACGTCTAAACCAGCAGCTTGAGCTACGGATAAACTAAACTCCGCTAAGTATTTAGTTGAAACAGCATTTAGCATTAAAATACTCCTTCCATTTTATCACTTGCACCCTCACCACCCGGCTCTTGGCCCGGCACTTCTTGTGATAGTTTGTTAAATTTCGATACCAAACCATCTACTGTTTCAACCAATGGGTTTAGCTTGTCATCCAAAGCTGCAGAGAACTGTTCAACAATTGCCCCTGTATTTACTTCCGGCTCTGGTTCTAGGTTTTGCTGCGAAAACTCTTGTTTGAATTCATCTTTCAGCTCGGTTTTTAAGGCACTAAATTTTTTATCAAATAGTGCTTCTAGTTGCTCTGGAGTCACGTCAATGTCCTCTGGTTCAGGCTCTACAGGTGTAATTTCTGGCAGTGCCCCGCCAGATTGGAAATGTTTTGCCAATTCTGAGAAAAACTTAGAGATAGGATTTGTTGTGAAGCATTCGGACACGTCTAACTCTTCAAGATCACTACATTCAATCTTGGTCACTTCACCTTGCTTGCGTGAGAACTCAAGGCGGTCTGTCCCTGTAGATGCTGGGGAGTCAGTCACAGCTAGGCCCATCAGGTAACATCGCCCCTCGCCCTTGTAATCAGGATTCGGCTCAATAGATGTAAATAGCTTTTGACCATCTTGGTTAGCGTCAAGCAAATATTGGTTTGGCGTAATCTTGGCGAACAGTCTTAACTTGCCGTCTTTCTTTTCGGCTTTTAGTTGTTCAACTACCCCCCAGTTTTTACCCTCAAACACATTCCAGTGAGAGCGTGCGTGTTCAGGCCAGATCATCGCGGTGTACTCAGAAGTTGAATACAGCGATGCCATGTCTTTAATCCACGCTGCAGTTATTTGGCGACCATCTACAGTAGCCCCCTCAGTTGCAACAATTTTCCAATCACTGGTTTTGCTCATGTTTGTCGTTTGCCTAGTTAAATCACGTCAAATAAATCTCGGTCACGGCAAACAATACGCCTTTGAATGAGTGGTTTCAGCCACTTCAATTCCTTGCAATTCGGATTTAGCCCATATCCGAATTCATCGGAATTTAAGTTAGTCATTTGCAAGTTTTCGGCGCGTATGATGCGCTTATGGCATATTCTCCCGAAATACGACAAGCCGCCCGAGCTCTCTATTTGAAAGCTTGGACGCCACGTGAAATCGCTACCGAACTGAACCTGAATAATGAGCGCATCATTTATTACTGGGCAGACAAATTCGGTTGGCGCGATATGTTGCGTGAACAAACCATTGATGAAGCGATAGCAAATCGAATTCAAACACTGCTTGAACTTGTTGACCCCACTAAAAACCAACTAGACATGCTCGATCGGCTTATCAAGCATCACGCTGCATTAAAGAAACAAAGGGCACAAGAAAAGCAGCAAGGTGAGCAACCTTTAAATACAGGGAATAAAAAGCACGACGGTACAAATAGCCGTAACAGCCAGAAATCTAGCAGTAATTCAAAATCGACCAAGAAACGTAAAAGTAAAAAGAATGACATCAGCGAACTGAGTGAAGAGGACTTTGTCACATGGCACGATTCCCTGTTTGCCTATCAGCATGTAATGCGTAACAACATAAAACAGCGTATTCGAAACATTCTTAAATCCCGCCAAATTGGTGCAACTTACTACTTCAGTGGCGAAGCGTTAGAAGATGCGATTCTGACCGGCGATAACCAGATCTTTTTGTCAGCATCACGAGCTCAAGCAGAAGTATTCCGCAGCTACATCGTTGCTATTGCAAAAGAGTTCTTAGACATAGAGCTGACTGGAAACCCAATCATTCTCTCCAATGGCGCTGAACTTCGCTTTTTATCTACCAATAGCAAAACCGCGCAGAGTTACCACGGCCATGTCTATGTTGATGAGTATTTCTGGATACCGAAGTTTGACGAACTAAACAAACTCGCTTCAGCAATGGCTACCCATAAAAAATGGCGTAAAACCTACTTTTCGACACCATCATCGAAAATGCACCAGGCATATCCATTTTGGACGGGCGACCAATGGCGAAAAGGCAGAGACTCACGCGCCAAAATAGAGTTTCCAGCGTTCGATGAATATCGCGATGGTGGTGTACTTTGCCCTGATAAGCAGTGGCGATATGTCGTCACTATTGAAGACGCTGCAGCAGGCGGCTGTAAACTATTTGATATTGAAGAACTGAAGGACGAATACAGTAAAGACGATTTCGATAACCTGTTTATGTGTATCTTCGTCGACGGCTCTTTGTCTGTATTCAAATTCTCTGACCTCGAAAAAGGCATGGTTGACTCTGCCCACTGGCAGGACTTCAAGCCGAAAACAAAATCACCGTTTGCCGGGCGTGAAGTATGGTTGGGTTATGACCCTAGCCGAACGCGAGATAATGCTTGTTTGGTAGTAATAGCTCCACCGGCAGTTGCAGGTGAAAAATTTCGTGTCTTAGAGAAGCACTACTGGAAAGGGCTTAACTTCCAGTACCACGTGAGTGAAATTGAAAAGGTATTTCAACGCTACAAAGTCACTTACATAGGCGTTGATACTACAGGCATTGGTGGCGGTGTTTGGGACTTAATTAAGAAAAAGCACCCTCGTGAGGCCCACGCCATACATTACAGCAACGAAAACAAGAATCGCCTAGTAATGAAGATGATCGATATCGTAGAAGCAAAACGACTGCAGTTTGATGCCGAACACAAAGACATTGCTATGGCATTTATGGCGATTAAACGAGTGCCGACCAATAGCGGTAACGCTATGACCTTTAAAGCAGAGCGAAGTGAAACAACAGGCCACGCTGATGCGTTTTGGGCCATTTCACACGCCATTATCAATGAGCCGCTAGACCACAACACACCAACGAAATCAACCTGGGCGACTGCAGCATGAACAATCAAAAAGAAAAACTAGTACAACAGGAGCAACATGCGGAGTCTGTTTATCACCTTGACTCTACGCCTGAAGCAATTGACTCAACCAGTTGGATGACTTCATATTCTGAGCTTTTCTATAACGACACTGATGGTTACTGGGAACCACCAATCTCACGCCAGGGCTTAGCAGAAACTTCTCGTGCAAACGCCTATCACGGGTCTTTACTTAAAGCTCGAGCAAATTATGTTGCTGCCCGTTTTATTTCAGGTGGCGGCTCAAGACGTCGGCAGATTCAATCTTTTTGTAATAACTACTTCACGTTTGGTGATGCCGCATTTTTAAAAATCCGAGACCACTTCAAGCGTGTTGTACGCTTGTTTCCTCTACCGACCATGTATCTACGTAGACGTAAAAATGGGGACTTCGTTTTGCTAGAGCGAGACAACAAGCAACGAGTGTACAAAGAGAATGACATCATTTTTTTGCCTCAAGAAGACCTGCAACAGCAAGTTTATGGCCTACCTGATTATCTAGGTAGTTTACAAAGCAGCTTACTAAATCGAGATGCAACGCTATTTCGTCGTCGCTATTACAAGAACGGTGCACACATGGGATTCATTTTTTACGCCACGGATCCAAACCTTAGTGATGACGACGAACAAATGCTGAAGGAAAAAATCGCGAGCTCTAAAGGGGTGGGTAACTTTAGAAGTATGTTTGTTAATATTCCAGGCGGTGCAGAAAAAGGTATTCAGCTAATCCCGGTGGGCGATATCGCGACAAAAGATGAATTTGAGCGAATCAAAAACATCACTGCGCAAGACATTCTCGTAGGCCATCGCTTCCCTATAGGAAAAGCAGGAATCATTCCCCAGGGAACGACTAATCTAGGTGATCCTGTCAAAATTGGCAGTGAGTATGCCAAAGACGAAATCATCCCTGTATGCGAACTTATTATGGATGAAGTGAACAACGACCCAGAAATCAGAAACATAAAAAGCCTTCACTTTAAGTTTGATGTTACTACCGGGCAATGCTCACAAAACTGTACATAAACACAGTTTATAGCTTAATATTGAACTGTCAGTCAGTTCAGCCAGGTCATTGTTATGAGAGTTTCTTGCCCAGAATGCGGTGAAAAAAGCCGCATTCAAAAATCAAACAAAATAAGTGCTAAATACGCAGATTTATACTGCTCATGTAGTGACCCTGAATGTGGTCATTCATTTGTAATGAATTTGTCTTACAGCCATACTCTTAGCCCTAGCGCTAAAACCACTTCGCAGTTAGCTTTTAATATTGTTAAGACTTTAGCACCAGAACATAGAGAAGAGTTAAAACAGCAGCTGTCGATTCTATAGCTTAAAAGTAGGACTCTCTGCCTCATCAGCCATCCCAATTATCGACTGGATGGCTTTTATTTTTTCGTCATCCAATAAGTGAGAAAACCGCGGTAATATTCCCTCTAGTAAAACTCGCCCCGCTTCCTCTCTTCCCTCGCCCACAGCACTGACGGCTACCCCATCAATGATTATATCCAGAGCGGATTGAAACAACTGTTTTTCTTTAGACATATCAACACCCTTACCAATCATTAGTGAAATATACTGTATATCCATACAGTTTTCCACAGTGGTTTTAGATACAATTTACTCATTGAAGGATTAGAGAGTTACTTAGACTTCACATTAAACATTCTCGTCAAGCCGTTAATTTAGGTGGACTTTATCGGGATCTTTGGATAAATGAGAAAGCTAAATGACCATCAACTCTGATATGTTACAAATACTTATGAAAGAAAATGAGTACAGCTAATGAGCTCTTATGTAGCAACTGCACAGTTGCAAAACTTTTAACTAGATTTATGAAACAAGTTGATCAAACCTATTGTTTTTCACAAGCTAAATAGGAATAGTTATGCCAGAAAGTTATTGGTTTACAAAGGTAATCCCATCCTGCGTTGCTTGCTCCACGGTTGTAGCTGGTGTCATTCAATTTATACAAGTTACTCCATTACAAATTGAACTTACAAAAGAGAAAGAAAAGGTTAAAGCTCAAACAAGCCTAATCAAAACAACGAAAGTGTATCAAGACTTACAAAAGCTCTACTTGGAAGAAAAAGTAAAGCGAGAAATGCTCGACGAAGAGCTAAAAGGAACAACCAGACTAGAAATAGAAAAGAGAAAGGTGGAAATAGAACTTCAATCAGTTCAAAAGCAGTTAACTAAGCTCGAGAAATATTCGGATTACGAAAGTTTAGCGGAAAGACTAGCAACCACTGAATTACGCTTAGAAGACTATAAATCAGCACACGCTACCTTATTAAACCAATATGAAAAACTACAGTCAAAACTCTCTCTGAAAGATGATCTTAAAAAATTAAATGAAGAGAAAAAACATCTCGAAACTATCTTAGACTGCATGAGTCGAGGGTGCACTACCAACATCTATTACACGAAGTACGATGACAAGTATGAGCCTGTTGCATTTGAACAGTATCGACGTCAGTTAAATGAAGCTAATAAAAACATTTCTATTATATATTCATCAATAGCGACAAACTAAAGTTGAATAACGTCTACCAAATATCCTTTGATTAAAATAGCAGATTACATCTTGATACTTAGTAACGTTTTTACACTTTAACTCGCATGATTTTACATTGTTTATCTTTGGACTATCATTCATATGCAATGATGCACACCCTAAGGAGAACTGTACAATGACTAATACGCAAAAGCCAGGTGAAAAGCCTAATAAGCCAGGTGAATATGAAGAAAGAGGTCCTAGAGGTGGACAGGTGAACAAGCCTAGACAAGTTACAATAGAACCTGGCGACGATAAGCTACCGCCGACACAAGAAAAGGATAGAACTTGGGTTCGAGTTAACAAGCCAGACAAATGATAATCCTAAAAAATCAATCACACATAACTCCCAAAGCTTAAAACATTTGTTTGAATTTGGGAGTTATTTTTAATGAGCCATCACTCAGCTCTGAATTATACAAAAGTGATTACCAAGGAAGGCTGACAAAAACACTATGAAGACTAAACCTAGTTTTTGTTGAGTGACTTCACTCAAAGGTTCCTGTCAGATTAGTAGAAAATACGATGCCATTAAGCTGGTTTTGTTCGCACATAGCCTTGAATCTTTCTGTGCAGTATAAGTTTCCGGCCCCTTCTAACCTCGATTTAAAAATCACTTTATCTTTCACATCATCATCAATGAATGCTAGAACCTCTAAACCATCAGGGCTTCCATATGAAATTTTTTCTACACACTTTGGTCTATCTTCTTTTCCAAAAGTCAGCGATGTATATAAATACCATTGTTCACCTTGATAGTTGACAGGTAAAAAATCCCCGCTTTCAGATAAGCAACTATTTAAAGCTTCATATGCCCTCGGAGATAAAACAAGATATGTTCGTAACCATAAACTAATATCAGGCAATACAGAGTTGTCGGTTAACACATCTTCAAACTCGACCTCTGAAGGCTTCCAAATATCTTTCAGTGATTTGTTTTCAACAGCCTGCAATAAGATTCTCTCAAAATAGTCGAAATCCCCCAACTGGGTAGCGATTTCATCTGGGCCAGAACATACCGACTGAAACTTAGTTAAATCATCTGTAATTTTATAAACCTTCATCATCCTTTCCAAACTTCATTCTTAGCTTCCAAGACCTCTTTAGGGTAGGTGCCACTCTTCAACTCCATTTTGACCCGAAGTAAGTTAGCCTCAAAGTGCTGTTTACTCGGAATACCCTTCGAAAATTTGGAACTAATCCAGGTTTCATAATTAAATGTATGGATCGAACGGTGAGCCGGAGACTTAGGTGCTTCCCAGTTAAAGTCCGTATGTTTCGCATAATTTGTTAACCAAACACCATTTACGGGCGCATTTATACCAATTTTATGCATGTGCAAATTTAATCTTGCAGCTCTCATTTCTGCTTTTCTAAACCTTCCCGAGCCAGGAATGATATGGTGAGGCTCATGGTTTTTAGTTGGTTTAGGCTCTCCTGCAGCGGTTAGGTTATTAGCTAGTTTCGTCGTCGGATGATGCTTTTCAACGAACAACTCTTTCGCATTTTTTTTTAAGTTTTCTGCAGAGTACGATTGCAACTTAGCTTGCATATCTTCAACTCGAGCATGAGCAATGAGTTCAATCCTCATTTTTTTCAAAAACCTCAAGTCTTGTGCTTCAAACTGCAATCGTTTTGCTCTTTGCTGTTCAGTTTCACCCGCAGGTGGGGCAACACGATACTTGCTATAGAAATCGTCGACTAACGCATCAAAACGATCTAAGGCCAACTCAGCTGCAGTTGGATTACTAGGACGATTCGTTTTTCGTCCAACTATACTCAAATTATGCTTCATACTCGTATCCCTCGAACAAACAAAGCCGTTGGATAACATTCACATAACTGACGAGCAAATAATCAATAGCCTTTATGTGGCCTACAGCTCAGATTTTTATGCAAGCAATAGCACTTTAAATCAACTTTAAGAAATAGCGGTTCACTACTCTAACCTTTAAGTTCTTATGACGACACAAACCGGACTAACTCAATATTGGAAAAAGCCGCCCTTCGAGATAATCTGCCGTAATGCTATACCAATAAGAAAGCTCACTTTCATCAACTTCCATATGTGGCACAGGTTCATGTAATAGTGATTGCCAATAGGACTGATTCTCTTTAAATCGCTGATATTCAGATTGATAGAAGTGGCTCGCGTCTTGTTTTATATCGCTCAGGTCCAGATCTCTACAATTCAATGACCACCCTCTTGCACCAGCAGCCCAAACCATAAACTTGTCTACTTTATCCTTAGCCAGTTCTCCTTCAAACGTAATGCAGAAGCGATTGCTCGTATTCACGTGCACTCCCCTGCTATGTAAGTTCTGACTCAGCTTTTCGGCCTGCTTTTCCAAACGGATGATTCTCTGATAAAGCTTGTTCTGGTATTCCTCAGATTTCTGCTGCTTTTTGGCGATCGCTTTGGCCTTGATGGTTTGCTCTTTGGCATTTCGTAGCTTGCGGATTTGCCGCTTAATTGGCTTTTTCCATTGCTCAAGTTTGTAGCCTAACTCCTTAATTATTGCGGTCATATTGCCAGCTTCAAACGAAGCAAGAGTTTCCCAGGCAGGAGCTCTTGAGCACTTCGCGATATTGTATCGATTTCCCTTGATTAGCCCTTGGTCAGCATTTTCACCTTTAGCGGCATAACCGACTGCTTTGATAATGTAAGAACCGGCGGCTTTTGGCTTTTTGATTCGCTCTAATTTCGCAAACCCGTGCCCCCATATCTTTTCAAGTCGCTTGGCCCAAGGACTAAAGAGATGCTCTGGTACTGTCCAACGTAGCAAAATATGAACGTGTGGATTAGGCTCTCCATCTTCATTGGCTGGACACTCGGCTACCCATATGTAATGGAAATCAGCAGGTAAGTTAGTCGGCCCAACATCGCTGGGTTGAGCATGTTTAGCAACCTTCTCCTGGGATAAGTCGCAGTACTTTCGTCCACTATCTTTGTCAACTTGGATGGTATGATCCGCAACCCAGCCGCGTTGATACATTTTCTTTGCTCCATCAAGAAAACGAGAGACTTCTTTACCTATCGTTGTCTCTAAGGTTTTTTCCATCGAGAACTCTTGCTTGGGCTTTTGTTTAAGATCGCAATACGGCCCGGCTATGACACTGCCCTGGTTCATAGCTTTAACACGCTTACTATCTAAGGTTGGAAACAGCCAGTATTCTCCACCAATATCCGTGATTGGTTGGTCAACTTTCTTTTCACCACGCTTAGGATGTACTGTCACCATGTTGCGCTTATAGATTATTGGATGATGCGACCCCATGCTGACACACTCACTTCCATCCAACATTCCACCGAATATGGCCATTCGTTGTGCCTTGGTGAAGGTCAGCGTGAGAAAAGTAGAGAAACCACCATGGCAAGCTGCAGTGTAAGCCCCTGCCTCAAAGATTTTAGAAACAGAACGGGACGTCAACTTTTCCGAGAATCTCTCACCACTGTTTTCCGAAGGCGCAGCACTAGATGGCGTTTCGGTTACCGCCTGAAACTTATAAGTTTCATTCCAAGACCGGTGCATTAGCTGCATTGAAATAGGAATCTTTTTAGGTTCGCCTTGTCCTCGTTTTCCATTCTGATTGAGAATGGCAGGTTTGGAGCGCTCGTTCGTTTCATACAAAGCATCATGGCTGAAGTTGGCGTCGGCATTGCTGATGATACTTTTAGGGCGTAGAGACTTGCTCAGACTCATCAATTGCTTAATTTGCTTGTCTTTTCTGTGGCGAAATTTCTCTGTCGGACTTTTGCGCCCTTTGACTAGCCTATACTCTTCGGCGATTCTCGCCGCCGCTTCACGGTCGTGTTCCGAGAGGTAATTTACAGATTTATAGAAGTCAGTTCGCTCTTGAAGATCTCGCTCACGCTTGGACTTTCGATTGGGAACGCGGTCATATATCGCTATTTTTTTGACCATTCCGCTATCCAGAAGCGCTTGTTCTTGGTCTGAGTAAATTTTGGAACCTAAAAAACCAGCATTATAGCTGGCGTCATTATTTTTGATTCGGTCTAGGGGCATCACTGCCCCACCGATATATAGAAGATCAGACTGATTCATAATCTATCCGTAGTTTGTCTTTACCTACAGAGAAAACGGTAAACTTTTGGTGCGTCATACCGCCTCCAATTCCTGAGTCGTCACCAACCATCACGTTGGCAACTTCTAAGGTTTCTTCGTGACGGATAAGCCCACCGTCAGCACAAAGCATTATTGCGGCGTATTGCATAGTTCACTCTCCGCTTCAACCTGATCACGGCGAACCGCAATGCGTTCAATCAGGTCATCTTCAATTCGCAGCAGTTCTTCTAATGCGCATTCCTTATCAATCAACACAACGTTGTGGGCATGGTTCGTCGTGTTTTCATCAAACACAATCACGTTCAGAAGGCTCATTTTTGACGAGTACTCGATACGAATACTGATGATGTCTGCACTATCCAACGCCAACGTGAACAGGCTGTTGATAGTCGCTTGGATCGCGAGTTTATTTGCTACTTCATTAAGGTCTTTATTCATCTCTATGCTCCTACGCTTGGACGAAAAAAAGGCCCCTTCCTTAATGGATACAACGGGGGTAAAAACGGCTGGCTTGGTTAATGGGTATTACTGAATTGGTAGTGCTTGAGGCGACGAACATCGCCGAGCGTGTTGTCAAAACCCACGACCATTTCTTTGAGGTACTGCATTCCTGAGCGGATTTTTTGCAGCTCTAAATCGTTGAACGACTCAAACTCACGTTGGTAATCTTTTGGTGACATACCGCCAGCGATAAGAACTAAGCCGCGGCTTTTATCTGGCAGCTCGTTGAACATCTTTCTCAACTTGCCGCGTGTAGCGGAACCGTTGAAAAGCGCTTTACACACAGCAATGCTTTCGTTGGCGTTGGGTGCTTGTTGTTGTCGTTGTTCTTGTTGAATAGCTAACTGACTCATGATTGCTCCTTAGGCTAAACCTGGAAGTGGCGCACCGTTGGCAAGGAAATCTGTGCTCATTTGCATTAATGGCTGTAAGCCTGTGGTGCGGTTTTCAAGGTCATTGATAAGCAAAACCAAATTGCCTAGAGCCGCTTGAGCTTTAGCAAGGGTTTTACGCTTACGAGATCGCGGTAAACGCTCTGCGGTGCACATTGCCAACGCATCGCTAGAAAGCTCACCGGAATGGGTGTTTAGTTTTAGAAATCGCTCAAACAGGTTCAGATCATCTTCTGCTTTTGGAAGTGGGATAGTGACCACCCCATCATCGGCAAATAACGTATTTACGATTGAGTAATCACCAGACAAACGGCTGATGTAAGCAAGAACAACAGGTTTAAGCACGTGCGGTTGGTTTGGGTTCAGCATGTTACGAAGCATTGTCCCGCTAAGTTCTAGCTTTCGAGCAATCGCTTCTATATCGTGATTGACGACAAAATCACAGCAAGCGGCATCAAAAGCTTGTTGTTTGCGTTCACGTAATACGCACATTGAGTTATTTACGTCCATAACGAATACTTAATTGAAGAAGAAAGGGGCGAAAACGAATGACCACCCAACGATATTGAGCCATAGCGGACATTCGTTTGGATACTTGTCTTCCCATGACTCACTCGCCTGATATTCCAAATTAGCGCTTTGCTGAGTGAATTTGGTTTTAAGTGGGATAGCCAAAAGCAAGGAACGGCTCATACTTGTTGCGCCGCTAATTTTTCCATGTACTTCACCATGTTGACCATAATGAGCCCTTTGGAGGCCTCTTTCGGCACTACTGGAATGTTGCCTAGTTCTTTTTGACGATCGAACGTAGATGAAGACATACCAGTGCGACGTAAAAATTCTTTTTTTGTGCAGATAGGCGCATCAATTGCTATTTGTAGCGTTGCCATAAGTGATATCCTACTTGTTTGAGATTGTTTGACGCAGCATGGTGGAATATGAAAGCGTCATTCGTGTTTAGGTAATTCTTGATCCCTTTTACGACTATGTAAAGGTCTTTTTTGAGATTCAATGTAAAAAGACACTCTTTAACATTCTTTTTTTAGGTGTGTGTCAACTAAAAGCGGGTCTTTTTGACTTAAGGAAAACGAAAATGAGTAGAATCCCTGCCAAGGTACCTCCTTTTGAATACAAAGCTGGTCGTTCATTTACCGACAGACTAAAAGAAGTTACGGGATGTAGGTCTTATGACTTGTTAGCGGATTACTATGGAGTCCCAAAGTCGACCATCTTTACTTGGCATCAACACGATAGGATTGCGCACGAACTAATAGTTAGAGAGCATCTTCATAGTGGCGCATCTGTGAAATTCCTAGCTTTGGGTGAGGGTGAAGCATTTCCAAACGGCAGGGCTGAAAACCTCAAAGACATCATTGAGCAGCCAACACCGACAACAAAGTTCATTACTAAGTTCAGCATTGGTAATGGTGAACTAACAGAAATTGGCAACAGTGAAATCGGCCTTTCAACTCTTAACGATTTTGGTTTGGCTCAAGCTGATTTAATCATCATCGACAAAGGTGAAACACACCATTACGTCAACAAGGCCGAAAGGCAGCCAGTATCCGGCGACTACCTAATTGAAATCGATGGTGTAATCTCGATTAACTACCTGCAACGTTTACCGGGTAAGAAATTAGCGATTGCTTTTGACACCTCGACGATTGAGGTGTCCGAACAAGACATCAAGGTACTTGGGCGTGTGGCTATGGAAATGAAGAAGAAGTAACAATGAACTAGATGAAATATTCTAGCGGTATGAGCGCCGTCAAAAAGGCGTAGTAACAAAACTAACCATTCCATACAAATAATGTCTAAACTCTACGGGATAAGGAACTAAGTATGTTCTCCGATGGCAACCATGATGACCTATATATTGTTCAGGTTATTGCGAAGCAACACCCTTTTATTAAACAGTCAAACGTTCATATCAAAAGCTCTGATGGTTCAAGAAAAAACATAATTATCACGGGGAGAAATGGGTATGGTAAGAGTACATTCTTAAAAGCCCTCAAAGGTTTCATTGCAACTGCTTGGTCTCAAAGAAATAGTTTAGATCGATTGCAACAACAACTTACGAAACACACACAAAATTATAAAATACTCCAGCGACAATTTGAGTCAATCGCTAACCCAACACCTCAAGAAATCCTTTTATTCAATCAGAAATGCACCCAATATGCACAAAATGGTTTATTGATCCAAATGGAGTTTAACTCCGTACCTGCGCTTACAATGGGGCAACATGTTCTTGGCTATTTCGAAGCTAAGCGCATGACCGAACTACAAAAACCTAATAGCATTACTGCTCCGCAGTTGAATCAAGATGCAATTGGATCAAATAATGCGGGTTCAAAGTTCTTAGCTCATCTAGTAAACCGCCGCTCGCAACTTGCCTTTGCTAACGAGGAAGGCGAAGAAGAAGAAGCAATCAAAATAAGAGAATGGTTTAATAATCTTGATAATCTATTTAGTTTAGTTTTTGAAAAGAAAGTAAAGCTAAAATTCATACGTGCCGAACTCGATTTCGTCATAGAAGCTGAGGATGGTGAGCTTATAGACATCAAAAAGTTATCTGATGGCTACTCGGCAATTATCAATATCGTTACAGAAATCATTACCCGAATGGAAGCGATTTCATTTGGACGCTTAGACATTGGTGGGATCGTACTGATAGATGAAGTCGAGACACATCTACATGTTGCTCTGCAGAAAAAAATTCTTCCTTTTTTAAACACAATGTTCCCAAATATTCAATTTATCGTAACCACGCACTCTCCATTCGTTCTCGCATCAGCTAAGAATGCTATCATTTATGACATTGCATCAGGTACTCAACTTGATTCTGAAGATGAGATCTGGAAATACGGTTATGAAGATATTGTAGAAGGGTACTTTGACACAGACAGCCATTCAGACGAACTTGAAGATAAAATAGATGAATATGAGTTCCTAGTTAACAAGTCAGAACACACCGTCGATGAAAATCGCAGACTGATCTTGCTGAAAAATGAGTTAGAAGATAGTCCAACATTTAAGATGCCTCACATTGAGTTGCGTTTACGCAAACTTGGCATTAAAGAATAAGAGGCGTGCGGTATGATGTACTATGAGAAGTCACAACCTGGCTACACTGCAGAGCTAATAGCTCAAAGAGATAAAGACACTCATAACAAAAATTATGACCTAACTGGGGTTCGCGATCAGCTCTACGAAGACTTTAATGGCATTTGTTATATATGTGGCTATTCCAATCCCTCTAACGCTATTGAGCATTTAAGACCTCACCGGACAGTAGATCGTGTGAAGATGTTTGACTGGAACAATTTGTTTTATGCATGTGAGCATTGTAACGGTATCAAAAGTGACAGCTATACTGGTCTATTGGATTGCACTCAAATAAAGCGAATCGATAGCAAATTCGAATTCAAGTTTGACCCGAGCAAACCCAGACGTAGAAGAGCCATTATTACAGACAACGGGTCGACAAGCCCAGACACTTGCGAACTGCTTCAATTGGTATTTTCCATTGAAACAACACCCAAAAGAAAAATGGGAGCGCAAACTCTAGAGAGAAAACTTGCTACCGAACTACGAAACTTTGACTTATTTGTTGATGCTTGGAAGAAAGACCCAACTCCAGTAAACGAAGAACTGATAAAAGAACAAGTCAATAACACAACCGACTTTGCTGCTTTCAAGCGCTGGAAAGTTAGATTAGACACAGCAAAGTATCCAACCGTTATACAGAGTTGGTTTGTTGACTAATGTCTATCTGAAATACTGAAACACCCCGTAAATTGGGTTACTGTCGTTATGAGGCGTTAACCATCCTAGTTAAGGAGTTGTACTTGAAAACCGTTTATGGCGATATCTTTGACGATATAAAACAAAATAAAGCTGATGTATTAGTCCACGGATGCAATTGCTTTTGCAATATGGGAGCAGGTATAGCGTTGACGATAAAAAATAAGTATCCCGAAGCTTATGATGCAGACCTACGCACAGAACTCGGGCTTAAAGAAAAACTTGGAACTTATTCAAAAGCAAAAATTAATCTAAATGGAAGAATCTTCACCATCGTAAATGCTTATACTCAATATCATTGGAAAGGGAACGACGTGCTAGCCGACTATGATGCCATTAGACAAGTTTTTAAAGCTATCAAAAGAGACTTTGCTGGGCTTAGAGTTGTGTACCCTCTAATTGGAACTGGTTTGGCCAAAGGAAACTGGCAAACTATTAAATCCATAATAGATGAAGAGTTAAAAGGTGAGAAGCACTATTGCGTCAAGCTAATTTCATAAAAAAAGCCAGTCTAAGACTGGCTTTTTCATTTATGTCAACTTATCTCTTCAATTTGAATACTGGCACTTCAAATAAAGGTAACACTGTACTGTCAAAACCAGCTCTAATAGTAAGTGAGTACACTTGTTCTCGAAGGTATGGATACATAATCAGCGGAGCATTTTTACTAGCAAATGCCTCAATATGTTCCATCGGGAAGTGTTCTTCATCAACTTCAAAAACACCAAGTAACTCTACTCGTAAATCAAACTCAGTTGTAGGCTCTTCATCATCATCTCGGCCAATAGCAGCAGCCACTTTAACGATAAAGGATTTAGCCTCTTCATTGTACTCTGAGTGCGTATGATAAAAACCAAACTCACTACTTTCAATATCACAATCCGAATCTTGCTCAGACATACAACCAGGGTTAGCTGAGATAAATAACTCTAGTACTTTTACGTCTCTTAATTGAATCGGATGATAGTTGTACGTTGCTTGTTCTTCTGACATCTATTTAAGCCGCTAACATAAAGTTGTAGCATTCGTCGTTTGCTGCTTTTGACATGAGGTTTGCAACATTACGATCTGCATCTAAATTCTTTACAATATTAATAAAATCAAACTTGCGTAAAGCCGCCACACCAGAACTAACTAGCTTGTAGTTAATTGATTCTGCATATGTGTTAAACATTGTCTCATATGGGTCAAACGTTACTATGCTATGGATAGGACCGTAAGCATGACCCAATAGTGACGCTTTAAGCTCTTCAACTGACATGTTTTCGATGTCTGTGAGTAGTTGTTCTAATATTTTGTGATCATTCATTGCACTTTCCCTTTACTAATTTAAGGGTAATATCTCAGCTTTAGTAGTATTAATGTGTTTTCTTAACGTCGGTAATTTTAATAATGCCTTCATTGCGAACCAGAATACAATGAGGCTGGGACGCAACATCTCTATGAAAGAGGCTCTTAAATCTTGGTGGTGCTTGTACTCTTACGAGTACTGCATCAAAAGAGTTCTCTACTTTCTGTTCCCAGTGATTAAAGAAACTATCATGAAGTCCAGATAAGATAGCCTTTTCCTCTTCTTCGCTTAGCTCCGTTTCACCAAGTTTGTCCATTATAGCTTTAGCATAGACCATGAAATGTTGACGTTTAGCTTCAAAATCAAATACATCTTGGTCTTTAGTGTCTAAATCGGCTAAAACTACAGCACAATTTTTATTTTTATGCTTACTATAAGAGCCTTTTTTGAACTCTTTGTTATACCAAGCTATTGCTAAATGCTCTGCTTCTTGAAGCAATTCAGCAAACTGATACAACCAGAAATAAACTCCCGCTCCTCTCAGACCCGGACCTTTATTGAACCCTTCAGAAAGTATAGTATCCGCAGCCGAGCACGTCGTACCATGTGTTCCTTTGTAGCAACTATCCACGCTTATCTCTTGGTATAATTTTCTAAACTGGAAGAACGCCCTAAGGCATTGACCTAGACAACTCACTAAGCGGCCAACTTCGACAGAAGCGATTAAAGAACACTGTAGAAATTTTAAGCCGCAGTTATACACTCTTAATGTATCTGAGTAAAACGAAAATTTGTCAATTTTTTAGCCAATACGTAGCCCTTTAAATTTCTACAAACTTTCGAGTTTTAATATGACATTAAATTCATCTAAATTCCACCAAATCCTATCAATATATGTCTATATGCTCACATCTCTTTGCTGTATACTGTTCAAAAACACAGCTTTTATATTGAGATGTCTGTAAGAAAACTAGAAGACGGAAACAAAAAACCTTGGCTTTGTGAATGCTACCCGCAGGGCCGAGCAGGTAAACGTATTCGCAAACGCTTCGCAACCAAAGGTGAAGCGCTTGCCTTCGAAAAGTTCACTATGGCCGAGGTTGATGAGAAGCCTTGGCTTGGAGAAAAGAAGGATTTACGCACACTTCAAGACTTGGTTGAGCTCTGGTACAAGCTGCATGGCCAGCACCTGAAATCTGCTGAGAAAGTTTACCCTCGCCTCTGCACCATTGCTGAAGAGCTGGGGAATCCGTTTGCAACCAAGTTCACTGCAAAAGACTTTGTTCATTGGCGCTCTAGCCGAAAAGCAAAAAAACCGATACGGAGATGAGACTACTGCAGGTAAGGTGATATCTGCGCCTACCAATAATCTCGACCTGAGATATCTGCGTGCGGTTTTCAATGAACTTATTGCCCTTGGCGAGTGGACCCAACCAAACCCACTTGCCAGAGTTAAATCGATTCAAGTGACTGAATCCGAAATGGGCTTTTTCTCAAATGAAGATATCACTACGTTATTCGATAGGATGAGCAAAAGTAAACGAGCCAAAGAATATGAACTAGTTTGCAAGATTTGCTTGTCTACTGGTGCGCGTATTTCCGAAGCTAATAACCTTCGTCTTCCACAGATTACGAAATACAAGATTACGTTTCTTGATACCAAAAGCAAAAAGAACCGCACTGTGCCAATCACAGAAAAACTCTACAACGAGTTGATAGAGTTTAAGCGAACAGGCGAGAAGGATAAATTATTTAAATGCTGTCTTCACGGCATCGCGTATATTGTTAACAAGACATTCCCTGACTTACCTGAAGGGCAAAATACTCACGTGTTTCGCCATACGTTTGCAAGTCGGTTTATGGAAGCAGGCGGAAACATTCTGGTATTGCAAAAAATCCTTGGCCACAGTGACATCAAGATGACAATGAGATATGCCCATTTTTCACCCGACCACCTAATTCAAGCAGCTGAATTGAACCCTATTTCCAATTTAGGTCTGTAGCCACTTATTTATCAAAAAATGGCGACAAAATGGCGGCAAACTTTATTAATATTGATGAATATTGAATCACATTGACGAAGCAGGCACTTTGTAAGGCGTTGAAATAGCTAGTTAATCCTTGGTTTTGCTGGATTATGCGAATAGCTACTGATTACACTAAGTAAGATTTGATACCGCGTCTTAACGCCCGTTAAGGCGCGGTTATTTCGACAGGAACCCCATTCTGTGCAGCGATTGCTGCTTTAGCCTTCACGTTTTTCATACCGAATTCATCCAGCCACCACTTTAACTCTTTCGGCACTTTGAGTTCATCTTTCTCGCCATTACTACGAGTCAAAGGCTCATGTGCTTCTAAGAACACACTTCTGTCAGGTTCAAGTGTCATTTTGATAGGCTGATTAATGATGTTAACGTCTTCGCCGTTACGAACCTTGTCAAATAACCACTCAATGTCACTTGGGTCCATACGAATACAACCCGCGCTGACTCGCATACCAATCCCAAAGTCCTTGTTGGTACCATGAATTAGGTATTCGCCATTCCCGTAAGCTAAACGCAATGCAAACATACCAAGTGGATTATCAGGCCCCGCAGGAACAACGGCTGGTAGGTCAATGCCCTTTGCTTTGTACTCGGCACGAATAGAGGCTGGAGGAGTCCATGTAGGGTTCGGTCGTTTTTGGCTGATACGCGTTGTCATTACTGGGGTATCGCGCCCTATTCGGCCAATTCCGACAGGAAATACATGGACAATATCTTCTCCTTTCGGAAAGTAATACAAGCGCAGCTCGGCTAGATTAATAACGATACCTTTATAAGGTACGTCTGGGAGGATTAGCTGTGTCGGAATAGTAAGAACATGCCCCTCTTCTGGTAAGAAGGGATCCACGCCTTTGTTTGCGGCCATTAAACCTAGCATACCCACATCGTAGAGCTTAGCGATATTTGCCATGGTTTCGCCTTCTTGCACGACGTGGTTTTCAAGGCGACCAATTAAACGGCTTCCATCCTCTGGTAATTCGTACATCTTAGCGAATGATAGACCACTCACTAAAGATAACGACACAGATAGCAGGGTACGTTTTGCGAAACTCATTGATCGCTTTTTGCTAAGCAT